TGATACCGTTGTCGTCTAACGCAAAAGTGTCAACGATCCCGTGAAACAGTTTGAAACTGGTAGGCACACCGCCAACCGTTGTAGTGCCGTTAATTAGTACGGCCTGATTAAACCAGTCAACCGACCCATAGGTGCCACCGCCACCAGGTGTAAAAGAACCTGTGAAGTTTTTTATTAACATTGAGCCATTACTGGTACCGATCTCAGCCAACGAAACCTGCGTGTTGACATTGAACGACATGACTTCCGACGTGATGTCGTACGACGCGCCAAGGTTGCCAACCGTGATCGTAAAAGCGGTTGTGATAGCCATTTAGAACCTTGCGCCTGTTGTGGTCTGTAATGGGATCGCACCGTTTTGTCGAGCATATTTTTGGATTGCTCGCACCACTGCGTCAGGGTCGCCACCGTTGACATTGACCGTAATGTTTGCACCGCCGCCTAAAACGTTGTTTGGTGTGATGTTTCCAGACGACGACGGCGTGAACAATTCAGGACCGCGCTCACCCACTAAATAGGATCCACCCGGTGCAACGGGACCTCCTGCAGCTCTTGGGCCACGGAAACGCATTGCGTTTAGTTCAGGCGTGTAACCGCCAGCCGTAATGACGTTAATGAGACCTAGAGCGCGCTCAAGTTCGCCAGTGTCAACAAGGACTCGAATCTGATTTTTCTGCGAATCAGTCAACGCAATCATCTCAGCAAGATCAAGCACTTTTAATTTGGCGTCAATAAGTCCCTGCTCATATTCGCTTAAAGCACCATCGGCACCAGCGAACGCTTCAACAGCCTTTTCTTTTAGACCATCTAACTGTGCTTTAGCGTCAGCCATAGCACTATCAAGTTTTAATGTCCCGATTAAACCTTGCCATGCCTCATCTGCAATTGACACCTGATCGCCTTGATCTTCAATCGCCCCAGTGACACCGTCAATAGCATCAATCCGACTGCGGTAATACTGCTTATATTTATCCATTTCGGCATTTAAGCCAGCGACCTTTTCTTGTGCGAAACCAGGCTGACCGTCAGCACTAGCAAAAAAACCGCCTGTTGCAAGGTGCAACAATGGATCAGGAATAAGGCCCACTGTGTCACTAATTTTTTCAGCAATTTCTAAAACTTGAACTAATTTAGGGACAAGATATTTGCCGACTTCTAAAGTAACTGCTTCAAATTTGTCTTTAAGTTGATCTACAGCGTCACGGTAATCTTTAGCGTTCTGCAAATCATCTTCGCTAATAACTTTTGAACCCGAAACACTGTCAAGGGACTTTCGGAGATCGTCCGCGCCACCTTCAATAAGTTCGGCCATCCCTTGCCAGCCCTTGCCAAGAAGCTGCGCGGCGACCCTTGCTTTTTCGGCTGGGTCCTTAATGTCCTTAATTCGCTGGATCGTGTTAAGGAATGTTTCGTTGACGTCTAACGATCCATCTTTGAGATACACGAGGTCTACGCCAAGGTTTCGCACTTTGTCCGGGTCAGCACCGATTGTTTTGTTGAGTCGTCCAATAGCGCCCTCGAGGGCGTCAACTGGGACACCAATGTCCCCAGCGGCTTCTATGTAACGTGACGCGTCCTCAACGGCAAGACCTGTAGCGTCACCAAATTTTCCTGCCGCTAATGCGAGGTCTTGAAAGTCGCCAATTGCTTTAATAGCAAACTTACCGATTGCGGCACCAGCTGCTATAGCGAATGTTGCGGCGTTGGCTTTGACGGCGTCTAAAGCGACTTTGGAACCAGCCTTAAACTTGCCCATGCCACCCTCGGCGTCAGCAACGGCAGTCTTAAAATTACCGAAAGCGGCTTTAGCGGCTTTAATACCTGAGTCTGAGAACTCGGTAAGAATCGGAATGTTAATTGCCATTAGCGGTTCACCTTCATCAATTCTTTGTTCGCTTCAAAGATTACCTCTTTGATGACAGGCTCGAGAGCCTTCTGAAAATCTGGGATCGCCTTCTCGCCACCAGCCCAAACCATGCGCGACGGACCGCGACCAATCTTTTGCGTAAGTAATCCCGAAAAGTTTGGGCGACTACGCGGACCACCACGACCTCCACCGCCAGCCTTGCCAGCCATATCTGCAATCGCGAGTGCTGCACCTTTTGTCCCTACAGTGATCGTGCCAATAGTTTCATATTGAGCACCTTGAGTGATGTTGCGTTTTCGTGCTTTTCGAGTGTTGGTCTTAACCACAATGTTCTTGGTCTGACCGTTCTTCCACCCGGTACGCCACGGGCCATCCATGCCTCGAGTGGGCGACGACGACGGCACAAGCGGTGTGATCGCGTCAACAACGACCTTGCCTAGTTCACGGATCTGCTTGCCGTAAGCGCGACGCAATTTAGGGTCAATGGAATTGATCGTTCGCAACGCCTCTTTTAGGCCAGTTGGTTTCAGATCTATTCCAAGACTCACTTCTTGCTCTCGTTCTGTTCGATTATCAACCTGATCATTTCGTCAATGATCTGGGCTGGTGTTTCCATCAGATCCAACGGACTGATGCCTGTACGAACAGCGAGCTGCGCGATCAGGTTTGTTGCTCTTCCTGCGGGCCCTGTTTCGCTTTTGGGATAAACGTGATATCCATGACGTTTTCAACCCAAGTGCTAAACAACGGGACCACAATCTTTTTGGTTCGTAACGCATCCCAAGCCAACCATGCGAGAGGCTTGAACTTCATGTCCTCTAAGAAACGGCCCACGGAGAGCGTGGGGTGGTGATCTTCCCACCTGCACGCAACTCCGTAGGTGATCGGTGCTTCGAATGTTTCACCGTCAACCATTTCTACTTTTAATGTCATGCCAATCATGTCGGGGTCCTTTGGTTAGTTATTGATTAGGGGTTTGTGATGTCGCGTGCCCAGGTGCCGCCGACATAACTTACGCTTACTTGGCTCAATTCTCCGACAGTCGTTACGATCGGCGTGAACGAAGCCAGCATGGCATTACTGATCGTGTATTCGGGGTTACTTGCGGACTCGGTTGTGCCTGCTGGTGAGATGACCAGAGTGGTGGTGCCGTCGCCGATCTGATCAAACAGGGTGGCTTCAATTTCGCCTGTTCCGTAGTTCATGAACATCGTCAAGGTGACGTTCACCATTTGGAGACCCGACACAAAGCGGTGCCCGGTATCGCCGAAGGTCGTGGATTCGAGTGAATCGTAACCGATCTCAAGCGAGGCGGCAGAGGTGTTCTGCGTGACATCCACTCCACCGATGTTGACGGTTGGGTTGGACAGGTAAACGGTTTTTGTTGTGGGCATGGTTTTTCCTTTATGGGATGCGCTTGGAAGCGATTCTGATTGTTAGGTCGTATGCGGGTAGTTCTTGTGAACCGATTTGAGCAAGCGACGGTGAGCCACTCACAACAGCAATAGGGCTGTTCATGATTGTATCCACGACGCCGAGAATGTAGTCGCTTGAATCTTGGTTGCCGGGTGGCGCGCCAAGGATTCTGAGATCAACTGTGATGTCTGCAATTTGGTTGTTGAAACAAGTGAACGTCGGTAATTCCACGAACACGGTGAGCGGTCGTGCGTTGCGCGGATCGGTGACAGGCTTGAGTCCCAAGGCTGTAAGCGACGCTGACACGGTGTCAACGGTGTCCGTGAAAATTCCTGCCATTTCATGCACACTGCGATCGTTTAATGCCGAGCAACTGGTTTACTCGACCCAAGGTCATTAACGGTGGTCCTGTCATGTCACCAAACGACGCGTAACTGTCTCCAGTTGTGCCGCGTTCACGGTAAAGCCCTGCGGCGTAAAGCGTGGTTCCTAACAGTGCTGCACTGTCAGGGGCAGTCGTCAGACTGTCGTGGTAACCAGCCTGCACGCGACGCCTGAAACACCATGAGTTTGCAGCTGCAACACAAGTAGTTAGGAAAGCGGTGTCATTTGCCGTGGCCGACGAGATTCCTAAAAACTCTTGCACCGGGGCAACTGATGACAACCAAGTACAAGTCAAAGTCCATGTCAAAGTTCCAAACGGATCAGCTGCAGATCGTTCTAGATCGTCGCCAACATCTTGAAACATCAACTGGTTAACAATGATTTCGTTTTCGTTGTAAAGCAGGTCGCCTGCTTCGTTAACGCCAGCAAACAAGTTGACCGGTACAGCAATAACAATGTGCGTGCCGTTCAGGCCGTGACCGAGTCCTGTCAGTGTGATTGTCTGACCGACTGTGATGTCGGTTGTTTCAAGGGTCTGCACCACAGCAACATCGTCTAGACGCTGGTGGTGCGTCACGCTAAATGTGGCCATGGTGCAGACTTTCTCTTAGTTTCGGTTGATCAGGCGAACGTGAACTTGACGAACTTGCTTGAGTCAATCATCAAGGCGGCGAAGTAGCCACGGAACGCAATAGTGCGGCTCAAGGTGGACGGGTTGTCCAACGAGATTGCACCCTTCTGCTGTTCAAACAGTTCGTAACCAGATGCGTCGCCGACGATACAAGTTGCGCTTGCAAAGTTGCGGTCAACAACAACTTGCAGACCAAACGCGTTACCGTTTACTTGACCGGGTGCAAGATTACCAAATGCGTTCATCGGTCCGATCTGTGGGAATAACGGACGCTTGCTTGAATCCGACAAAGCAATCAAATCTTGCCAAATACCGGGAGCCACAAATAAGTGAGTCGGCAAGTTGCCATTTGACGAAGTGAGAATTGTTGCTGCAGCTTCAGCAATTTCAGCGGCCCAAACTTCA